GTTTGATATACCGTGTTAATATTTACCATTTATATATTTTTTATAGTTAAGCAACCACCCTATAATAGAGTGGCTGCTCTACTATATATGATTACGCGTTTAATCGCTTTTCAATATTTGAGTAAATCTCCATGCCTTCATCAGTTTTAAACCAATGCGCAAGAGCGGTATATGGATGTTCGTCAAACGGTACTGTCATTATTTTTCTGTCGTTAGAAGACCATAGAAAGTTTCTTTGATCGTTAGATAATTTTATAATTCTAGACTCAACAGCTCTAATACCAAAGTTTCTAAGTTGTACGTTTTCATCAGAAGCTAATTCTAAGAGTAAAGCAGGATTGTTTCTTGCAAATACTAGTAAATCTCTTCTAAGCTCTTTAGAACTCATCTTAGATACTTTAGATCCTTTTTCTACACGCATTATAGCTTCAGCCATATCAATGTCTATTTCTCTAGCTAATAATATAGCGTCTGCTTCAAGCTCTAGCATCTCTATTTCATCTGCAGCTTCAACATCAGGTTTCCACTCATAAAATAAATTATCGGCGTGAGGGTGGTATAATGATAAAAACTTTTGTAATACAGTTTCGTTTTTAGGTACAAATAAAGTTCCGTTTCTAAATACTATATGATCTAATCTTTGATCACCTTTCATTTCATCTACAAAAGGTGTTATTTGATTTTTACAATATTTAATTTCTCTTTCGTAACCTTTTTCTTCATCAAACCAATAAAGTCCTGAAGACTTAATTTGATATGAAAGAGGTCGTCTATTTTTAGTTAAATAATAAACCCTATCTTTTAGTTCCCAAGTTGGTTTTTTAGGTTCTACTTTTTTAGTTTTTACTGCTTCAACAACTGGTGCTTCAGCAACAGGTACTTCTACCTTTTCTGTTTTTTGTTTTTTTGCCATGATATAATATAATAAAAAATTAAAAAAAAAGATCGGGGGGCCGAAGCCCCCGACCTAATATAGATTACTTCAATAACATGAAGTTGTTTGCACCTTGAGTGATCAAACATCTTTCTGATAACATGTGAAGTTCCATTACATCTAATGCAGATGTAGCAGCGCCTACAGAACCAGTAACCCAAGTTTTCATTCTTCGGTCATCAGTTGCTGAAGATCTAAAACGTACATGTAAGAAAGGACGTCTCATTGTAGTACCTACGTTTCCATCATAAACAGATGAAGTACCAGCAGGAATTACAACACCACGAATAGCCTCAGTACCAGCAGCAGTATTAATACCACCACGAGTAGCTTTGTCGTTTAAGTAGCGGAAGTCAGACTTATAGAAGTCGTAAGATCCTCTACGGAAACCAGAGAAGCCTAAGTTTAATGCCATATCTTCAGAGTTGTCAAATACACCGTAAGATGTACCACCAGCTCCGTAAGAATTCATAGAAGCTAACATATCATCAATAGCTAGAGACGTAGCTCTATTTACAAAGAACATGTTTTCTTCAATAGCACCTTGGTTATCAAACTCAGCTAAGATAGCGTCAAACTCTGCTAAGTCAGTAGCAGCGTTAGTACCAGTAACACCAGAACTGATATTACCTCTTTTTTCAATAGCATCGAATAAACCTTGAGTACCTGTAGCTCCAGTGTTAGAACCAGGAACACCTAATAAGTTATCAACGTTATCAGTTCCAGGAACACCGTCAATACTTTCAAGCATCATCATTTCTAGGTAATCAGCAAAACGTAGTCTTGTTTCAGACTCAGCTTTTAAGTACCATAAGAAACCACCTTGTCCACCTTCAGTTGAAACTTCTACCCAACCGATACGTGAAGCATCAGATCCAGAAATACTATAGTAGTCCTTGATAATGATAGGTTTGTTGCTAAAAGTTTTGAACGTAGGCTCGTTAGAAGTTCTTGAAGAAGATAAGCTTCCAATGTTACCATAGTCAACACCTTTAGCAAATTCAGATCCAATAACTAATAAAGTAGCAGCAGTTCCAGAAGCATCAGAACCAGGTAACGTGTCAGTACCAAAAGCACGTAACTCAACTTTACCGTTAGTTCCAGCAGCAACCTCAGAAACGATTGCTCTACAAATAGTGTTGTTGTATGCTAATAACACAACGTCGTTTACACGAACACCGTGATCAGCAACAGCAAAACCGTTAACACCGTTAGTGTTTCCGTCAATATCAGATACAACAGTAAACAAACCTTTGTTGTCACCGCCACTAATATCACCATCAACGTCTACAGTACCTTTGTAAGATAAGTGTAATCTTGATTGTTCAGACCAGATAACTTGATCAGCTGTCATAGCCTCTTCAGCACCAACTTGAGCAAGAAAGCCAGAGATTGTTCTCGAACCGAAAACGTCTGCTTCTTTTTCCATCAAGTCTGGTACATATTGTTGTCCCCAACCAGCATTGGTTGAAAGATCTAGGTAGTTTGTATTTAATACCTGTCTTTGTGCAGAAGGTACGCTATTCAAACTACTACCAGGAGTAATTGCCATAATTTTAAATTTTAAGCGTTAATTATTTTTTATTTATTTTAAACTTAAAATCAGAAGTATTATCACCTAAAACTTTTACTTTCATGCCACCTGCCTCAAAATTTTTGTGAGACTGTCTAGGGTCCATGTTAATATTTTTAGATTTAGCCACGCTTTGTTTTAAAGCGTCAGCTTTACCTTGTTCGTAAAAATGATTTGCAATAGCATCAGCGTTCATAGCTGTAAAAAGCGCTTTATGATAACCAGCCGCATCAGATAATGATTTGTTTTCATCTACAAACTTTGACATGAAAGCGTTTAAATCACTCTGCTTAGCTTTTACACTGTTTACATCTTTAACGTTAAATCGATATTTTTTTTCACCAACACTATATTCAAAACCTTTGAACTTGTTGTTAAAAAGACTGTTAGTCTTCTTTTCAAAAATATCACTATTACGTTTTACCGTTTTAGTACTCTCTTCTGATTCTTTGTTATAACGGTTGAAAAAATCTACAGCTTTTTGCTGCTCTGTAGTGAGCTTGCTTCCAGCTTTAATTTCTTCATAATACTTAGACTTTCGCCCGTCTAAATAGGCTTTAGCCTCGGCAACTTGCTCTTTAAAGGCTATTTTCTTTTTTCTTATATCTTTATCATCGTCTTCTTCTTCATCTATTGAGAAGCTTTCATCGATTAAAAAGTTTATTTCTTCTAAGTCTAAATGAGATTTAGTTTGCTTATAGTATTCTGTCACTATAGACATATCATCTAGTTTATCGTAGTCTTGATTAAGCCTAACATAATCTTCTAAATCTCCACCAGTTTCTTCCATAAAGTCTACTAACTTTTGGATATTTTCTGGTAATGGTTTGCCTGTTTGTTCAGCTTGAGCTATAGCCTCTTCTACTTCTTCAGCTAGCTCTTCAACTTTTTCTTCTACTTCCTCTTCAGCTATTTCTTCTAGTACTGGCTGTTCTTGTGCTTCTGCCTGCGGCTGTACTTCTTTTTGTTCTTGTACGGGCTCGGCGTCTTCATCGCTTCCAACCACTCTTGTGTCGTCAGTTGTGCTAGCATTAACTTCTGCTGTTGGTTCTTCTTCTTGGTTTTCATTTTCAATAGGTTTACTTAAATCTACCTTAATAACATCGTCATCATCTGCAGATATAAATTTACTTTCATCAACTGTTTCTACAGTTTGCTCTTGTGTAGTTTCTTCAACTACGTTTTCGTTATTTTCTTCCATAATATAAAATATAATAATTAGTTTTTACCTAGGGTCAAACGACTCTAGATTAAATCCACCACCTATAGTATCATTACCTGATGATTCAAAGTTTTTAGGTGGCTTATTTGTTTTTCTTTGATCTATCATCTCAGACTGTTGCGTAGCCTGTATTTTAGTTCTTTTATCTTTTCTATCTTCTTTTTCTGTTTCTCTCTGCTTTAATCCTTCTACTTCTAATCCTTTCAACTGCATGTTATACTGAAACTCTAAAGTCATTAATTCTTTTTTAGCAGCTATTTCAGCTTGCATTTTATTCATGTCTATTTGAGCTTGCTGTTGTGCTAGCGTAGCTTTAGATTGAGCTATAGCGCTTTGCTTTTGTACTTCAGCTTGCGCTGCAGACTGAGCTGCTTTAGCATTTGCTTCAGACTGCATTTGAATATTTTGTTGTTGTTGCTGTTGATCTTTAGCTTGTTTTTTAGATCTTCTAACTTTCAACAATTGATTAGCTAATCGTAAGCTTTTTACGTTTCTAATATCAATAGCATCTTCTAGTTCAATATTTTTTTGCTGAAGCGCCATTTGAATATTGTTTTCTAGCATTTGCTTTTCTTCTTCGTCTGGAGCTAGCTGTATAAATACACCAAAATCATAAAGATACAAATCTTTTATTTCTTCTAACGTAGCTACATTTCTAAAACCAATAGCTTCTATGAAAGCTTCTTTTGTTGGCGAGTATTCTAATATATCAGATATTCTAAGTGATAAACACTCTGCTAAAGAAGCTGTTAGAAATAAACCTGACTGCAATATGTGTCTTGTGGCTGTGTTGCTATTAGCGGCTGCTATTTTTTGTAATCCAACTAAAGCGTTTTTATCTGGCATGCTACCATCTCTAGCTTCATTAAGGCCGGTCACATCACGTATCATCTGCAAGTAATAATTATAATTTGTTATTAATGCTTGCATTTTATTACCACCACTACCACTAG